TGAACACTGATGGCAGCAAAGAAGGCAACCAATCCGGCCTTGGCTTTATTTATTGCGCCTTCAAATTTTCTTGTGGCTTGTGCCGCTCTGTCGAATGACTGCGACGATTTGGTAAGTTCTCTCTCCAATCTACCCAAACGATTAATGGCGTCACGAATCTCTAATTCAATTTCAATGGTAGAGGCTGCGTTTGCCATTTATCGCTTTCTTCGTGGTCTTGGGGTAGGTCGAGCAGTGCTAGACTTCTTTTTTTGCAAGTCTCGTTTGCGCTCGTTCTCTTTCTTTCTGTGGCTAGTGACTTCTCGGTCGATTGTCACTAAAGCCGAATAGACTTCTGGTGTGTTGGTCTGGTTTCTTCTGAGATAGCAATCAATTGCTTCTTCGCGCAGAAAACCAATATCAAAACCCAAGTCTCGTCCGGTTGTGTCCAAGTCTCTGAACGCCTGAACCGCTGCCAGGTTTCTCTCGGTGAGCGTCAGGTTGTTTGGACAAACTGCACAAGGCGGCTCTTCGTCTTCCTGCCAGACATTCTCAGCAGACTTGCAGCACCAAACCGCTTGGTATCTGTCACCAGCCTGAATGCCATGCTCTTGCGAGTCACCTAGATAAGCCGCTCGTTCTAAGACTAAATCTAGGTAACTTTTTAATTTCCCTCTTCGTCATCGACTTTCGCTTGAGCCAGACGCATCAGTTTCAGACTGACGTGAGTAGCCATCTTGTTCAGAGCAGCGTCTTCTCCAACAAAAAGACTTTTGTTCTCAACACTGCACTCTTCGTCGAATGACCAGGACTGCACGCAAGGCACAAAAAGCTTTCGAGCAAACATAAGAGAATCAATTGTCTGCTTGCCTTTTTGTGTCTTCGTGGCTGCGTTCAGAGCCTCAGTCAAAAGCTTTTGGTGAGGTAAAACGCATTGAAAGGTTGCTTCTAGGTCCAGTTCGCTGTCATTGAAATCAATCGTGACTTCGTTTGCTCGCTGGACGTCAAAAATTGAAGGCATGAATTATTACTTATAAATGAGTGAGAAAGCGGCTGCGTCAGTAGCAGAAGAGCCTTGGGTCAAGGCAAAGTCCACTGAAGCGGCTGCGGCTCCATCCTGCTCAGTTCCTGAAATGGAAACGCGAGCGGATGGAATGATGATTTGAACAATTGAACCTGCGGTGTCGCCAACTTGAACCCCAATTGCGATTTGTTCCAATCGGGCAAACTGCTCGAATCGGTACGCTTGCGCTGGCCTCATAACGAAGTCAAAAGAACCAGTGACGGTAATATCGTTGCTGACATATGCAGCGGCTGGATATTTATCACCTGTCATTTCTGCCAAGCCTGGGTCGCCCAAATTCTTAGAAACGCTCATTGAGAAGCCAGTTGCCAAGAACTCATTGGCTGAAGCAATCAAGCTCGCGGCTGCGGTGTTTTGTGCTGCCAAGTAAACTTGAGCGGCTGAAGTGGCGATTGGCTCATAAGTCGAAAGCGTAGCGGCTGGCAGGTGAGGCACTAAGTAGTCAGTCGCACTGACTGTGAAAGAGTCACCAGAAGCGGCTTGCACTCCAACCGTCGCGGTTGTTGTCGAAGGCGAACTGATGGTCGCAGCACCTCCAGTGTTCACCTGTGAATCGCTTGAATCGTAAATGTCCACCAGTTGCCCAGCAAAGAAATAATCGGCAGCAACTGCGTTTGAGGCAGGATCTAGCGTCACCGTTGCGGCTCCTGAATCAGAAACAGAAACGTCTGATCCTGTTGCGTTAACAGGTCCAGAGTAGCGGATTCGGCTTGCTCGGCAGTTCGCATTCATGGTGAAGACACCATCTCTCGTAATGTCTACAGAGAATCCTTCAACGACAGTTCCGTTGCTCACATAGAGCTTGTAAGTGTCTACCAGTTGCGCCACCTGGAAGGTGTCGCTGACTCGACTGAAGCTGTAAGTATTGGAAACTCCAGAAGATGTGGTCAGTGTGCCGAAAACCTTTTGCAGCAAAGTATCTTCGGCTGGTACGGTTCCGGCTGTTCCAGAAGGTTTGACTAGAAACGGAATGTCAAAAGTTGCTCTTTCGGCATAATTGACAAAACTTCTGTTCTGAAGCAGGCGAGTGCCGACTTCGCTAATATCTGAAGTGTTGAACGTCTGCGATAGCGCCAAAGGTTCGGTGGTGGTGAACCCATCAGAAGCGGAAACTGCGACATAGCTGCCAGCAGTGGATTCAGTGGTGATGTACGGTTGAGAACTTCTGAGTCTTAGATAACGGTCTGGAATCGCCATTTTGTCTCCTTATTCAACGTCATTTTCGATGGTGCGATACAAGACCGTGTACCGCATAGTTGCGATAAAAAACTCACTTTCAGCAGATGCTTGCCTTATCTGCGTATCGGTGATTCGTGAATCTATTGCCAAATTATTCAGCGTTTGGTCGTTTGCCATTGCTTCCTCAACTTCAACGGTGATTGTGTCCAGTGTGGTTTCTGCGGTGTTGCCTTTGGCTACTGCTTCAATCACCAAATCAAGGTTTCGCTGTTGCCTGTTTTGAATCCCAATTTCTAGTCGTTCAATGCTTTCTGAATTCGCGTAAATCAGCAGTCCAGGCAAATCACTGGTTGCGATTGGATAAGTTCTTGAGAGGAAGACATTCGAGCCAGTGGTTGACAATCCGGTCAGAACCGTTTGGATTCTTGCTTTGATTTGCGCTCGCTTGTGACTCATCAAATACTCAACATGATTTGGGTCATGCCTGTCCCATCGGGCTGAATCCCTCGAACCGTGTAGTTGACTGCGCTGATCGTCAGAGTGTCACCATGCGCTAGGCTGGAAACGTCAGCGGTTCTTGCCAGCAGTGTTGGCTCTGAGCTTTCGACTTCGCTTTCGTCCAAATCGACAGCCAGAAAGTCATTGTCAAAAATCGCCACAAAAGTGCTTGCGTCTGCTTTCGTTACGGTTGAGCCGTAGTCTGCAAGCATGGCAGTTCGATCAGCAGCAGTTTCCACGCTCATTTGGCTTTAGGCTTTCGAGCGGTTCGTGTGGTTCGAGTGGTCACAGGTGGTGCTTCTGCCTCGTCCAAGCCTTTGGCCCGATTCTCATAGACAACCGCTTTGCCCATGCCAATCAGTTGATTTGCTTCTTTTGGGTCAACGCTGATGACTTGGCCCACTCGAACTGGCCCACCAGCCGCCACCGTGCCTCTGATAATTTGAATCTTCATTGGAATATCCTTTGAAGCCTTTCGTTATAAACAATCACTCTTTGAGGATTTTGCATTAAATCTCTCGCCTCAATCCACTTGCCTTGCTGATCTTCTTGGACTCTCGTTGGTTTCTTGTCTAAGTCCCACTGATGCCAGTAGCGCCTTGCTCCGGTGTAGAAATCGACACCGCAAACATGAATTTCTGAGTAGCCCAAATAATCTGCTGTCCAAAGTGCTTCTGGTCCGCTGAGTCTGATGAATGGGACAATTCCGCCATGAATATCTTTGTCTCTTAAATTCTTTGGGTCATGGTGAATAATCGCTGGTGAATCGTACTCTTTAAGGTGCGCTACCATTCGGACGTCATGCGCGTAACACCAAGCCAACTCGCCAAGAAAAAGTAAGCCGTGATTATTGACTCCGGCTAAGTCGTAAGCTTTGGAACCTATCTGCGCCTTGGCTTGCGCGAGGTCTGAAGGCGCAGAAGGTCCGCCACAAAGTAAGATACAAGGTCGAGCAGCACCCCAACCTTGTAGCTCGTCTAGTTGATACACTCAGGCAACAGTGACGTCCTGCGCGGCTGCGAAGGATTCAGCGTGAGCAACCGCAATATCCATATCTTGATAGAAGTAAAGATTGGTCGTTGCTGTTCCTGCGCTGCCGTATGGGTCCACCAGTACGTCCAAGGCACTGAAGAAGCCCACATACAAGTCAGCAAAGTTCCCGAAAATCAGCGAGTAAGGCGAACTTGAAGGCGCTTGGGTTGTCTGAACAACCGGATAACCCATCATGCTGTCAGGCCCAGACATAATCATTCGACTGTCTGTGCTAGCAGCCACCAAGGTTTGCATCAGTTTGCCCACAACCGCTGGATGAGTTACCCATCGCAAATTACCAAGCAGAGCGTTGTCTTGGCTAACTTCCGTCATAATATCGACCACGTTTCCGTAGGTCAGATTCGCGTTGCCAGAGGTTCCACCGGAAGAAACGTCACCGATTCCAGAAGTTCCAAGGATTCCGGTTGGCTCGTTTGAACCGCCACCTTTAAGCGCAACGTTGTCGATTTTTGCCGCAAAGATTCGGACCATGTTGTTTCTGATGAGCTGCTCAACGGATGGGTCAGACTGAATCATCAACTCGCGAGTCACAGCTACTTTGTTAGCCAAAAGCTTTGGCGTCATGGTCACTTGAGCAAAGTCAGGCTCAGAATTGCCCACGCTCCCACCTTCTGCAATGAAAGCCGCTGCGGTGCTGGTGCTGATTTTTGGAATTGCAACATTCCCAGACAAACCATTCAACACGGTTGCGCCTACTTGCCCTAGAATGGAGGTTGAGATCAAGGCGTCGATAAAGCGATCACCTCGGTAGTCTTCCGGCACAATGTTTGAGCCTGCGCCAAAGGTTGCGCCTGCTGCGGTTGATACCGTTCGAGTCTGCCAGCCGAAATCAGGAACAAAGAATCCTTTTGGTTGTCGAGATTGTTTCTTCGCAAGTTCCTTAGAGACTTCGAGTTCAAATCCGGCCTTGCTCCAATCCTTTGCATCTGCGGCTTGAATGGCTCTTACCAAGCTGTAGTTGCGTTTCTCTTTCGGTGAGGCGTCAACGCTGAAGTCAATTGGCTTGGAAGTCTTCTTCTCTAAAAGCATGGCTTGGAATTCAGCTAGGCTTTTCTCTTCCTGAAGTGCGCGAAACGCTAGGTCGTATTCGTTATGCCGCTTGCCCAGCTCAAGAATCTGGCTGGATTGGTTTCGGTACTCTTTCAGTTGGTCTTCTTGTTGCCGTGTGTTTACCGGCTCTTGAACTACTTCTGCGCTCATTGTTTTCTCCTGAATTGCAGAATTGTCATTACCGGAAATTTCCGGCTTGGATCTGCCTACCCCAACAGTGGAGTCAGCAGGAATGGAAACCATGCTCACTTCGAGCGGTTTAAACATATTGACTCTGTAGAGAGGTTTGTCTTTGTAACCGTGTTCGTCTTTCGTCATGCCTTGAATCTGGTAGCCAATGGAAACGTTGCCTCTGATTCCGTCAACTACGTCACGATAAACTTCTTCCGCCATTGCGTTTTTGCTGAACCGGACTTGCGCTCGCAGTTTGTCCTTGTCCATATACGCCTTTTCAACCACTCCAATTTGCTGTCTGGCGTCATGGTCTAAAAGCAATGGTGCTTTGCCTGAAGACATGAATTCCATGTCTACGCTTCCGGCATTGTGTTCCAGCACCTCGTAACCAAATTCTCTTTCAACCGGATTTGTTGAACTGATCGACATCATCACTCGACGGTCAGACTCGTCATCCATCATCCGAACGCTTCCGGTTCGGTACTGGGTCTGCACTGGTAAGTCTCGCTTTTCAACTTGTTCAACTTCTCTTTCTTCCGGCTCTTCTGCGACTTGTTCCGCTTTGGCAAACGCCACAATGTATTCGTCGTTAGTCTCTTCGACGTCAATGACGTGCCTTTCAGTCATGCTAGTTAAATCCATGTTTCTCTCGCTTTGATTCACGATTTTTTCACTCCAACTTTTGCCAGCATCTCC